TGTAAACCACCACAATAGTCTGATACTGCGACGAAGCGGCTGCAGCGAAACATTGTGTTGCACCACGAATAGTGTCGCCTGCGCCTGCTGCTAAGGTTGCGGTTCCACCACCCGTTGTGGCATTGACCAGTCCAACCATTGTTCCATTAGGGGGTGCGGAAGGAAGCGTAGTAGTGGTGTTGCCGGAAGCGTTGGTCATCACTACAAAATCGCCAGCGACAGCCGTGTAGGAGGCGGTCTGAACGGTTGGTGTTAGGGAGCGACCAATCCATTGTCCGTAAGCCACAGCGTCCGAAGCCGACGTGCCGTTAGCCAGGCCCGTAATCTTCTGCGAGTTGAGGGTGATAAGTCCAGCCGAGGAAATCGCAACGAGGTTTGTTCCCGCCGAGTTTTGGATATCTACCAAGTCGCCCGTTTGTGAAGCAAGACCCTTGACGATTAGACCTACTGCAGAAGTCGAGGACGGGTTCAGGGTTGGCGAGAGAAGCGGGGCATACGTCGTTGGAATTGTGGAAATTACACTCCACAAAGCAGAAAAGTCGGTTCCGCCGATAAAGGGGAAGCAGTTGAGGTTTGCCGACGAGCCAGCCGAGTGAGCGGATTTTGGCGTTCCGTCCCAACCTCGCCCGTTATTGGTTCCGTCTGTCCAAATCGTGACTACGCCCGTGGAGACGTTTACCGCTGAACAAAGTATGTGTTCTTCCGCTGCCGTGCCAAAATCCACAACTACGGTGAAAACTCCCGACGTTCCAAGGGGATTGGAAGTGCGCTGACCGTTGATTCCCGTTTCATACCACGTCGAAGCGTCCGCAATCGTGAAAGTCGTCTCGACATAAGTGCTAGAAAGCGTTGTGGTCGGGTATGAGGGATTGGCTGAACCTGCGACAGAGCGAAGTGCGGTAGCCAAGGGGTATGCCATAGCGTTATTCTACGCTGACGATTTTTATTTTACCCTTGTATTCGTGGGAATAAGAAAGCCGTGGGCTTGGTTGCCAATTGGAAAACTTGGCCACTCGGTTTTCCCTATGCATTGTATCCGTCCGTTTGACGTGGTTTTTTGACGTAGCCCGCCAGAATGGAGAAGCGTCTCGATATGCACCCATACGGGGGTGAGTTGTTTTGGCAAAGTAGCGGTAGCCGGAGGCAGTGAAATATTCCCCCAGCCAATCCGAAAGTCGCACCCCCAGCCCTAAACCTTGAAAATCGGGCAGAGTAACAACCCTGTGCCCCCGCCAAGCGTTTTTTAGGGTTCCGCTGGGAAGAGTGATTGCTGAGGCGAAGGCGGCTGGTCGTCCGTCAATAACGGCGACAAAGCATTTGGAAGCAATTGAAATATCTCCCGTGAGGTAGTGGTGTTCCAAGAAATGCGACCACAAGCCTCGGCTGACTTCATATACGTCTGCCACCAATTTTGGTTGTTGAAGACACTCCTTAGGACGAATGGCATACATACCGGAATCGGTATCCACAACCCAATCGGGCTGTAGCCAAGGTAAAACGTCACGGTGGCAGGTGGCAAAGACCACGCCCGTAATTCTATTTTTCCGAATGAACCCGCTAATTGAGCGTGATGTAGCCATAGCCACGGTTCTGTCTACGACGGAGGTGAACTCGTCAATTGCCGCTTCATTTTCCAATTGTCGAGCAAGGTCGGCTCGGAATTTCTCCCCCACAGACAAAACGTCGTAGGGCTTCAGCCACGTCGGAACGGAAGACAAGCCCACGGCGTAGAACTTCTCGGCGGCTTCGTCCGCAGTGGAAAAATGGTCGGCAATCGTCTTGTCGGACGACCACTCGACGAGCGTGGAAGAAAAGTTTTCTTTCAGAAGAGTGGATTTGCCCGTTCCTGAGCCACCGACGATTACGCCGACGTTCCACCCCTCAGGTAGTTCTGGGAGTATCCACGGGTCGAAATTAGCCCTTTTGTCGGGGTCGTAGTCAAATCGGCTGACCAACTCCCTAGCGACGCCCTGAGGGGCTACAGGGGTCGTCAGAGGGGTTCCTAGACGCTCTAGTGGTGTCCAAGCGTCTTCGAAGGCGAGAGAACTCATTTGCAGGCGCAGTTGTCACTGCAACAAGCGGTTTTTGCTTGCTCGGAATCCCACAGAACCTTGGTGATGACAATTTGGTTCGCCAAGTCAAGGAGGCTGTCCGTGACGTTTTCGTGGTTCATTTTTTTTCCACCAAAGAAGTTGGTCAAGCGTTGCACTTTCTCCAAAGCACGAACAAAGCACGACTTCCAAGCCGGAACACCAATGGCTTCGGCAGCGACGTAGTTGGCATACGGGTCTGCGCCCGTGCCGTAGTCGTTGGACTTGGAAATATGAATAGTTAGCATTTCTGCTAACACCGCACGGAATCGAGGGTCGCCACCTTCGGGGAACTCTGGCTTGGTGTAGGGCGTTCCGTCGGGGTTCACACGACGACGACCCGAACCGGCTCGCACGACCTTGGGCGGAAGGCTAGTGAAATAGAACGTTCCGTTGCTGGTTTCGCTGGTATTGCCACCCGCAACGGTAACTTTGGCGAAGGGGGTGTGCAACTGCTTTTCCTGAATCTTGCGTTCTTCTTCACGCAAAAACCTGTTTACCCGCTTGGTGTAAGCGGGGCTGGTCAGTGATTCTTCGGTCATTCCGACTCCCTTCTTTCCAATTCAACAAGCGTGTGAATCTCGCTTGTCAATTTTTTGACGGCTCGAACTTCCCTTTGCAGTTCTTTGATTAGTTCACCGCTAGTCTTCGAGATGGTTAAGTGAGATAAGGCTTGCTCTGCGGCTACAGCGTCCGCTCGCTTCGCAGCGATAAGAAGGATTGCGCCCTGCAGACCCGCCAGCATAGACAAAAAAAGGTTGAGCAAGATGTATGGGTAAACGTCCCACGCACTGTGGCGCAGGATAAGTGAGTTTGTAGTTGCCCACAAAACCATAAACAGTAAGAATGAAGCAACAAACCCCCACGAACCCATACGGTTGCGAACTGCGTCAGCGGCTTTTTCACCACGGGTCAGTTCTGCGCCCGTGCGGACGCCTGGGAGGTGTGTCCAAGGGTTGCTGGGGTCGAACCACGCCTCGGTTTCTATCCCGTCAGTCCACGCTTGAACTTCTGCCATTATGCCAAGACCTCAGCACGGGTCACGATTTTGATGTTGTTGAGTTGTTCTAACACTTCGGGACGGTATTGGTGGTAGGCATACACGGGCTTGCGGAGAAGTGTGGCGACCAAAATCTCACTTTTGGCAATGTCGTCTCGACCCCACGCCGGTAAAACAATTACAGCGTCAGCGTCCAAAAGGGCGTTCATACGTTGAGTGTTGCTCGACAAATACTCCATTGGATTTTGAAGGTTGCAATTTTTCCGTAAAAGTGTGCCGTAAGCCTCGTCAAATGAAGCAATGTTGTTGTTGGGCAGTCCAGCCGTCGGGCCGGTCAGGTAGTAACGAATGTCGCTCACAGAACTTCCAAATCTCCCCAGCCACGAACCCCGTAGTCCAAGCCGATACCAATGGTAATCATTCCCGCAGGGCTAGTTTGCCCCGTGTTCGAGGTAAACCAATTCGAGCCACCGTCCATTGCCGGACTTTGAAAAATGGTACGTCCGGTTGCTTCCGAGCAAATGAAATGGTGCAAATGCCCGCTAAAAAGAATGGCGCACTGTGATACGGGTGTGCGACCCATAACCTGACCCGTCAGCCAATTTTCCAACTTGGTCTGCGACTTGCCCGACTTGGCGCATTGGTGTCCGTGAATAAACGATACGGGAACTCCGGCGATTTCTACCGTGGCAGAAAGGTCGTCGCTATTGAGAATCTCGTCAAAATCAGGGACGTGGACGTTGGCATATCGTTCGGGGTTGCCAAGGCAGATTTCACCGACTTGCTCGAAGACAGCCAAATCGTCGTTGTCGAGCCACGTTGTAAATGCTCGTCCTGACGCATTGCGGTTCTCTCCGTGATTGCCAGGCACAGCCAAAAGCACAATTGGAATGTCAAACTTGTCCACCAGAAGGTCAATCAACTTCAGAATCAAACGGCGAGCAAGGCGCATTTGCGAACGCCTATCCAAATCGGTATTGGCGGTCTGCATTGCGTAGTGTCCCGCACATTGTTCGATAAGGTCGCCCAAACCCGCTATATAAATAGCACTAGGGGCTTGACCCTTCTTGACAAGTTCGGTAAGGCGGTGGACAATTTTGTCGTAGGCAAGAAGAATTCGCTCGGTTGTGCCTTTCGAACCGCCCCCCTCATTTTTGCCCAACTGCCAATCGCTCAAAACGTAAAGGAAGGCTCGGTTGCCGGTTCCGGCGGGGAGGGTCTTCTTGGGGGTCTTGTGCTTCGCTACAAGGGCGCAGAGAGCCTCAATGTCCTCTCGGTCATCTCCCGCCTCCCGACGCTTAATTGACGCTCGGTAGTAGCGCATACGGCGGATTTCACCACCGCCGACGTTGGTATCCCAGCCCCGAATGTGAACGCTTCCGTCCACGATTTCCGTAAACTTTGGGTCTAATCCCCAATCCTGAATAACGTCAGCCCAAATGCTTTCGTCGGGTTCTTGGTCGAGAAGGGGGGTGTCTATGTATCCCTCTTTGCCGTTCCACTTGATTGAGGGTTCGGTTCCCTTGTGAATGGTTGGCACACGCTTCTTGGGCAAAGAGGCTTCTACGTCTCGCAGGCTCATTGGTAAACCCCTCGCTGAACGGTTTTCTCAGGGCAGTGGCATACACCGTCGAGGTGACGCTTTAGCGTCTTTTCGTTGATGGAAAGACCACCCGCCTTGACGACACGGGAAATCCAACCTGCGGGCTTTTTTTCACTAACCCACTCGTCAAATACCGACTTATCGTCTTTGTCTAGACCTTGGTAAAAAGAGACGAACTTGCAGTGTGCAGAAGCCTGTTCCAAATGCTGTTGCGCTTGCCGTAATGACATACTGCAAGAATACAGCGTCCTCTGCGGAAATCAAGTCTTCTTACTTGTCCGTGGACGGTGCAGCCTTCTTTGCGGCGGTTGCCTTCTTAGCCGGTGACTTTTTTGCCACGGGCTTCTCGTCTGCTTCCAAAACAGGCTCGGCAGGAACCTCGACGGCGGGTTTGCTCAACTTGGCAATCTCTTCGGGGGTAAGGCGGACGACAAAGCCCTTTTCTTCGACATACTTTTTGCCGTAAACAGTCCAAGATTCGTCCGACATAAGAGTTCCTACAGGAACCCACTCGTCGTTCTCCTTGAACGTGTGAACTACTCGGTGGGTGAAATTGGTCATAGTGAAATAATACACCCCCATAGCAAAACCCCCCCACCCTAAGGTGAGGGGGTTTCACTGAGAAACCGAGGGGTTTACTTCTTAGATAATCGCTGTCCAGAAGTAGCCCAAGTCCTTTGCAACGACCTTGTTGTCGAAGGCGATTTCAGCCTCAACACGGTCAGCCTTCAACTCTTCCATACGGAAGCGTGAAACGCCGACAGTCGTTCCCAGACCGCCCGACACACCCGTCCACATAAACGAGTAGCCAGCCGAGGGGGTCATCAGACCAGGGTTCGGAGCCGTGTAGCAAAGCAGAGCCGCACCCGCACCACCGTTGGTGGCGACGAAGTTGTAGGTCTGCGAGTTGCTGCCTTCCTTACCCGTGTTCACAACCGACTTGGCGACCAGCACACGGTCTACTCCGAAGAGTTGAGCGAGCAGGTCTTCCGTGACGATTGCGCCCGCTTGCGTATACTTGTAGCGGTCTACGAGCAGCGGGTGGTTCTTCAGGACTTGGAACACCTTGTAGCCAAGGACGAGCGTGTTCGGCTCGTAGCCGGTGTTCTGCAGGACGATTGCCTTGGCGACTTCCACGTCCACGATAGGGTTCGACTTGTAAGTCGTCGGGGCAGCCTCGTAGTCAGACCAAGCGTAGGTCTGACTAGCGGTGGGGTTGGTCGAAGCGTCGGCCACTCCCGTAATGTCGGTTGCCCAGACACCCGTTTGGAAGTAGTCCACTGCCCACTGAACCTCACGACGGAGAAGGAGACGCTGAGTAACAAACTGCGTAGCCTCCATATCGGGGTTCAAGGGGTTGTTGGCGTTCGCACGGGTCTGGTCGCCAATGTCCTTGTGGAAGGCAAACACGTCAGTCTGATAGGTGTCCGTGGTCAGACCGTAGCCGGAACCAGCCGAAGCAGTGCCGTCAGCACGACGCTGAGCCTCGTCACGGAACCAATCGTCCTTCGTGTATTTGAAGTAGAGGTTCGACTTCTTGTCCACAGGGATAGTCGGGAAGACCTTATCCGCAATGAAGTTGTTGGTGTTCTGCAAATAAGCAACCGAGATGTTGGTCAGGATTGCGTCAATGTGAACGTTGTTTACGTTGGGTTGTGGCATTTTAGATTAGTCCTTTCTGACTATGCCGCACGGCCAGCAGCGGCAGCCGCTACAGCCATAGTGATAACGTCGCCCTGAATACCCGAAGCGAGAGCCGTTCCGAGAATGTATTGGGTCGAAGACGTGGTGGTCTTTACCGAACCGGCAGAGCCGTAAGTAACCGTGCTTGCGACAGGGTTGGTAATGGTGAAGGCGTAAGAACCCGACGAACCACTGACGGCACTGATAACGCCCTCGTAGTTCAGCGAGCCAGCACCCGTGCCGGTCTGAACAATGCCCGAAACAGCCACGAACTGACCAACCGTGAAAGCAGTGGTCGAGTTAGTGGTGTAGGCAACGGTAGTGCCGCTAGCGGTTGCACCCGTAATGGTTGCAGTCGTCTGGGCGGCCGCAGACACACCAAACTGTG